TATCAGTATCTTTAGCACCAAGTTTTGTTAACATTTCTTGGTTTTTAAGAGTATCTGCTAAATCCTCCCTTGACATACCTACTGCTTTAGCAATAGATTCTTGCTGGATCCTGTTCATAGCTAGGAATTCTCCTGCTGAACCGAATTGTTTTGTTAGTTCCATTGCAACACCGGCAGTATCTCCTTGTAGGGCTAGCTGCTGGGCTGCTGATAGGTTAATATCTTTACCTGTAATTAACTGAGCTTCTAATTGATTTTGTATTGTTGATTCGAAGTTTAATAAACTACCTGCAATTTGATCTACTTTTCCAAGATCCATCCCTAAAGCCTTAGTAACTAATAAGGATTTTGTTAGTTTTTCAGGATATTTAGCAAATTGTAATCCTAATACCCCGCTCATTTTAGTAACTTCACCTATAATTTGCTTATAATTGAATGATATTCCAGTTGCAGCTTTTAAACCTGCTACTTGACTTAATATGCCTGTTACTACTTGTTTTTGATTTTGACCTGAAATAATAGATGTTTTAGCTAACTCACCCATTTCATCTGTGGTTAGTCCCATTACTTTCTTTAATTCAATCTGAGTATCTAGCATTTCACTTGTTAATATATTATTAACTTGTAGTTGCTGAGAAAGATCAGTTTGAACTTCCATCATATTTTCAGTAGTGAGTAATAATTTACCACTACCTGTTGCTATATCTGCAAAATTATTTCTTATTTCAAATGATTCTTCTCTAGAATATCCTAAATTTCTACCAAATTTTACTGTTTTATCTTCGATTTCAAGAACTAAATCAAGTAGAGCTTTAGTTGCTCCTAATACTCCTCCAATAACAGATCCAATTCCAGGCAACATTTGAAGCGTTTGAATGCCTTTATCTAACATTGCGCTAACGTCTGGTCCTTTTCCTGATACAAAGTCAAGTCCGGCAGTCACTCCTTTAGCTGCATTTTTTGCAATCGCTCCTGCTTTCATAGATAAAGATATTTGCTTTTCAATATCTTTTGTACCTTGTTTTCTAGCTTGGGATATTTTTAATGCAGCTGCATATTCAAGCGCTTCTACATTTAAACTTTTTTCCTGGAGAGATATTGTATTTTCTAAATCAGAAATAAGTTTATCAGCGGATTTTATTTGATTTTCATTTCCACTTCTTACAGCAGCATGATATAACTGCTCGGCTTTAATTTTTTTATTAATATTATTAACTAAAGATTCAGCATTAGCTTTTGATTGTTCGTTTATTGTTTTTGATAAATCATTTAAATTTGCTTGAGCTGCTTTTTCTTTCTTTTTAGCTTCTAATAATTTTTCATTTAATTTATTATAACTTAACTGACCACTAACACTATCAGAGATATAGTTGTTTTGTTTTTCAAGCTCTTTATTTAATCTTTGAAGACTGCTTATAGAATTAGCAACTAGATCATTATAATCTCCTTGCTCTTTAAGAGATACTTTTAATGATTTTAAAAGTTCTTTAGAACTAGCTTGTTCATTATTTTGTGGATTGTCAGCCATATACTAGTTTATATGATATAAATATCTATTTTCTAAGATTTTACATTACTAGTATAAGTCGGTTTTGGAGGTAGGTTAGGTTTATCTAAGGATTTAGTATTAGTTTTAGATCCTTTAGCTTGTTCCATTTCTTCATTTCTTTCCTCAATATACTTATTAATCATACGAATATGATATCTCCTGTGAGGAACCGGTAGTTCCCAAACATCAGATATAGGAAATCCTCCTTGGCCGTGATAAGCCAGGCTGTGGACTTCCTCCATGAATGCCGATCTATAATCGGCTCCCGGGAAAAAAGAAGTCTAGCTCGAACGGAAGACTTATATCTTTAACCTCTGTACCGTCTGATAGAGTAAAGCTGACCTTTAGATTAAGGTCTGGGGTAATTTCTGAAATATAATTGCGGAAGGCATTTGCATCAATAGATAATAAATAATTATCTACGAATTCTCTTACTGTTTTTTGTTCGTAATCACCATTTACTGAAAGGATTTGGTATTTTAAACGAGTAGTTAATTCACCTCCTGTACCTATTTTCTTTAAACCTTTTAATTCAGCTTCCATTTTTTTGGAATCACCGTGAGTTAATAGTTTAAAAGTTAAGGTATTTTTTGAATTAGGTAATACGAATGAAAATTCGTTTTTATTTTCATATAAAGAATAATCTACTTCTTTATTTTCAAATTGAGAAATATCAATAGTAATTCTTTCTTCCTGTTCGGTATTAGGATTTAAATATCCGAAAGTATAATCTTTACCGTAAGCTAGAATCCTTCCTGAGATTAGGATAGCATTTTTATCACATAATAATAAATCTTCATAATTAATAGGTGATTTAATTAATGCTTGTAGAACTTTATCAATTGCTAAACCCTGCTTTAATAGATTAACATTAGTTAAAATATCTTCTTCTCTTGCAGTCATGTACTTCATTTCGATAGTACCGCTTGATAATGCATTGTCTTTAGGATATAATAATCCTTTTGAAGGTAATTGTACCGTTTCGGTAGGGAAACTAAATTTTGTAGTATTTTCTTGGCTCATAACGTAATAATATTAATATCTTTATATATAAATATCTAATATATAAAAATTTTTACAAAAAAACAACTTAAATTTTAATTAGATCTAAGAGGTTATTATCATTATATACACAAATATATATAAAATAAAAAATCCCCTGAGAGATCAAGGGATTCTTATATAGATGTTAATTCTAGATTAGAAGTTCAATACGCAGTAATCCATTGCTACTGTTAATGAAATGGTTGCATAAGCATCTGCTGACCAATCATAGTCACCAAATGTTGCATTTTTAACATATGCGCCTTTGATAATCCACTCACTAACGATATCGCCTACTGGACCTAATACGTTAAAGGTTAAATCTTTTTTGTAAAAATCTGAATACCCGTTTCTACCTGTTACTGATTCATGTCCTAAACGAACCCATTCCATTACTGCTTGAGCTCCTGAAGGTGTAATAGGATCGTATAAGTCCATTGAAATATCAGCCCATTCTGCCTTACCCTTTAATTTACGGTAAACGTTAATATGGTCTAATTTAATATCTGTAAATGATACTTGAGGAGAAGCAGCTTTCTTTATAAGGTAAGATGGAATACCATCAATGTACATTATAAATCTATTCTGAACTTTTGGTTCAAAGGCTGTGTAGAATATTTCATTCGGGTCTAATACTGCCATGTTATATTATTTTATTATAAATATCGTTTGTTTTGTTTTTTGTAACTATTAGTTACCTCCCAAAGAACCACCACGATGAGCTTTTTCTAACTCTTTCATAGCTTTCTGGAATTCTTCTTTACCACCTTTTTTGAATGCTAAAGCGATTAAGCTACCGAAATATACAGCTGCTGCAGCACCATAAGCTCCAGCTAAAATCTGCATTACTAATTCACTGTAGTCAGCAAATGCTTCATTCATTTCCATTTTTTTAGTTTCGTCTAATTGAGCTCCTACTTTATCAACTAAATCTTGAACTTGTGGATCTAGAGTTACGTCCTCTTCTTCTTTAATTACTTTTTTTGCTTTGTTTTCAGCAATGATTTCTCTTGTTAAAGTTTCAACAAGTTTTTTAGTTAAGTTTACTTTTATGTTCATTTTTTTATTATTTTAAAATTATTGTCCAAATGTTGCGCCAGTAGGCAAGATGTTAAAGTCTAATAAGATGTATTCTGCAGTTCTAGTAGGCTGTAAATAAATAGCACCTACTAATTGATTTCTATCGATTACATCTGGAGTATTATTGGTCTCATCCATTACAACACGGAATGAATATAAACCTTGTCTTTGCTGTACTAATTGTAAGTAAGGATTTACTCTTGCTAAGAAATTATTTCTTGTAGTTTGAGTATTTTGCTCGAATACTAAGTTCTCAGCAACACCGCCTATATATCTCTTTAATGAGATTAATAAACGACGAACGTTAACTCTATCTAAAGCTGATGGTTTAGCTTGTAAAGTTTTCTGACCATAAATTACCGTACCTTG